ATTCAATCCCTTGTGAGCTGCTTAGATAGCCGGATTGAAATGTAAATGTGCATTTAAGGATTGTTCCTTAGCACATAGCATTTCTCCGGCTATTTTTTATTGCTGCAGGAACTAAAATTTTTTTAAATAAGCAAAAAGTCTGCATATTTAACTTTTATTCTTAAATCACAGAGCAAAGGAAAGGGGGTGAGAAAGCGATGGGACCAAATGAAAGACGCATAGAAATCATAGAAAGATTATGTCATAGAAGGCAAGACACAATGGCTAACTTAGCAAATGAGTTTGGGGTTAGTATTAGAACCATTAAAAATGATATTGATATCCTATCGCTTTCTTACCCCATAGAAACTATTCGAGGACGACATGGTGGAGGTATCAAGATTACAGATGGTTATAAGTTAAATCAAAAATATTTAAAACCTGAACAATTGGAATTATTAAAAAGATTAAGTATCCTGCTGTCAGGTGACGACCTTGCAGTAATGAATAGCATTATCAAAGACTTTGCTCTAAAAGCATAAGGGTGAAGGAGGTGGAATTTATGACTGATATAAATTTAGTTCTTGCAGAAGAACTAGAAAGACTTGCAGCAGAATATCGAGCAAAAGCAAAGAACCATACAATGAATGATCAAATAAGCATTCAAGATATAAGCATGGTACTAACAGAGAAAATGAAAAAAGGTAAGATAACAGAAATTAAAGCACTATTAAGAAAATATGGTGCAGAAAAGCTAATTGAAGTTAAACTTGAAGATTATGCTGATATTTTTGAAGATGCTAAAAAAATATAAGGGAGGGAAAAAGGTATGAATGAATTACAAGTTTTTAAAAACACAGAATTTGGTGAATTGAACATTTTAGTAATTGACGGAAAAGAATATTTTCCAGCAACTGATTGTGCAAGGATACTTGGATATTCAGATCCTTATGATGCAATTAATAGGCATACAAAGGGGTCGGTGAAACACCGAGTCCTTACAAGTGGTGGTGAACAGGAAATAAAGTTTATACCAGAAGGAGATCTTTATAGATTAATTGTTAAATCAAAATTACCTAAAGCAGAACGTTTTGAACGATGGGTTTTTGATGAAGTTTTACCTTCTATAAGAAAACACGGAATTTATGCAACGGATAAGGTAATAGAAGAAATGCTAAATAACCCAGATACAATGATAAAAACACTTCAGGCACTAAAAGAAGAAAGAAAAAAGATACAAAAGCTTACAGAAAAGATTGAAGAACAGGATAAGAAACTAGAATTATTTAGAAATCTTCAGCGTTTAAATGAAATGCTTAGAGCTTCAGATATTGGTATGTATTATGGAATAACGGCACAGGAGTTTAACAGAATAATGCAGGATGCAGGTGTAATTAAAAAAGTTGATAACAACTTCTATGGTCGTAATCCATACTACGTTATGACAGCTGAATACAGTCATACAAAATACTGTCAGGTTATTACTGATACCTTGAAAAATGGAATGAAAATAAAGACAAATGTGTGGCTTCCTGAATCATTAGAGTTTATTGATCAAATCATGAATCAGTATGGATACAAATTTGAAATTTAGCAGCTGTTACTGGAAGGGAGGTGGTTTTTATGTCAGAGATAAAGCTATTTAAACATCAGCAGCATGTGTTGGAGGAGACAATGGATAAGTCAAAGGTAGCCTATTATCTTGACATGTGACCTATTGGGATTAGGTAAGACATTTTTAGGTTCAGAAAAAATGAAACAATTAAATGCACCTTATAATCTTCTAATCTGCCAAAAGTCCAAAATTAAAGATTGGGAAGAACATTTTAAAGATTACTATAACTTACAAATTATAATTTTCAAGAATCAATCTATAGAGAGCATACCGCAAAATAGTGTAATTATTATTAATTATGATTTGGTATGGCGAAGGAAGCAATTACAAAAGCTAAAGGATTTTACATTAATACTTGATGAATCGCAGTATATTAAAAATGAAACATCCAACAGGGCAAAATTTATTTTAAGCCTTAATCCTGCAAATATAATTCTTCTCTCTGGTACTCCTACAGGTGGAAAATATGAGGAGCTGTGGTCACAGCTTAGACTTCTTGGATGGAATATTAGTAAAAGCTCCTTTTATAATCACTACACAATAACAGAAAAGATTGATGTTGGAGGATTTAAAATTCCAGTTGTAAAAGGCTATAAAAATGTTGATAGGTTAAAGGAAAAACTAAAATCCTATGGTGCAGTATTTATGAAAACAGAAGAAGTATTTGACCTGCCGGAGCAGATTGAACAGGTTGTAACAATCGAGAACTCAAAGGAATATAAAAAGTTTAAAAAAGACAGAGTTATTACAATTGATGGTGAAACTTTAGCAGGAGATACAGCACTTACAAAGTTATTGTATCTAAGGCAGTTAACATCTATTTACAACTCAAATAAACATCAGGTGCTAAAAGATATCTTTGAATCCAGTAATGATAGATTTGTTATCTTCTACAATTTTAAAAGAGAGTTTGAGATTATAAAAAACATCTGTTTTAAGATAGATAGACCCATTTCCTATATTAATGGAGACGGAACAGACCTTGAAAATTATGAAAATAAGTCAAACAGTATTACATTGGTTCAGTACCAAGCAGGGGCATCTGGAGTTAATTTGCAAAAGGCAAATAGAATTATTTATTTCAGCCTTCCACTATCTAGTGAATTTTGGATGCAGTCAAAAAAGAGAATACACAGGATAGGGCAAAATAGGACTTGCTTTTACTACTATCTTATTACAGAAAACAGCATAGAAGAAAAGATACTTGAAGTATTAAAACAAAGGCGGGATTTTACTGTGGAGCTGTTTGAAAAGGAGATGTTATGACAGAAAAACAGTTTCAAACTAAAGTTATAAAATACTTAAAAACACTCTCAAAAACATGGTATTTTAAAGTTTTTGGTGGTGGATTTCAAAGAAGCGGTATTC